AGATACAAACGGCGGTGGAACTGTAACCGCAACATATCTTTTAACCGCTGGTCTGGACACTTCTGTATTTGGTACTGGCTGGGGGGCGGGTAGTTGGAGTCGCGGAACTTGGGACTCATCTGCTAGTATTAGTGCTGCGGGGCAGGCGTTGGGAAGTTGGACGCAAGACAACTTTGGTCAAAGTCTTCTTATAAACGCACATAATGGAAATATTTATTATTGGGATTACACCTCTGGCTTTACATCAAGAGCGGTCCCTTTATCTAGTTTGGCAGGCACAGATGGCTTCGCGCCAACTGTAGCAAAGCAAGTTATGGTTTCAGATCAAGCTGCGCACACAATAGTATTTGGCTGCGATCCCGAAACCAGTATTGGAACTCAAGACCCAATGTTGATTAGATTTAGTTCTGTTGTGAATAGCAGGGCTGAAAGTCTGATTGTTTGGAAAACAGAAGAAACAAATTCTGCGGGAGATTTAGTGCTAGGTTCTGGCTCTGAAATAGTAACTGCCGTTGAAACAAAACAACAAATTATTGTTTTAACAGATACGTCTATTTATTCTCTGCAATTTTTAGGACCGCCACTTACTTATGGCGTAAATATGGTTTCAAGCAATATCACTGTTGCTGGTTCTTTCTCGACTGTTAGCATTGAAGATTCAGTGTTTTGGATGGGGCTATCAGAGTTTTATGTTTATGATGGTGGGGTTAAGGTAATACCATGTTCTGTTAAAGATTACGTGTTTAATGATTTTAATGATGCTCAACGTGAAAAGGTTTGTGCAGGATCAAATACTGCCTTTACAGAAGTTTGGTGGTTTTATCCTTCATCAACAAGTCCAGATAACGACAGATATGTTGTGTATAATTATGGTCAAAACATCTGGTATTTTGGCAATCTAAGCCGAACATTTTGGCAGGATAGAGGTATTGATTCTAACCCAACAGCCGCTGGCGGTGATAACTACCTTTATACACATGAGTTCGGGTTTGATGATGGTAGCACTAATCCTGTTAGTCCAATTATTTCACACATTGAAAGCAGTCAAATGACTATAGGTGAGGGCGACAAGTTTGTATTTATCAGCAAGATCATACCAGACTTAACGTTTAGAAATTCTAGTGAAGCTACGCCAACAGCCGTTATGACAGTACAGGCTAGAAACTTTCCCGGTGGTCCGTATCTGCAGTCCAACAGTAAAAACGTAACTAAAGAAGTTTCTACCACTGTGGAAGAGTTCACAGATCAGCTTTACGTTAGAATACGTGGACGAAGTTTTGCGTTTAAAATACAATCGTCAAATTTAGGTGAAACATGGAGACTAGGAACGCCGCGTGTTGAAATAAGACCAGATGGCAGAAGATAAATGTCAAGAAATTTAGCCAAACCTTTCTTTGGAAAGCCGCCAACTGAGTATTCTATAGCTTATATGGATAGCTTGGTACGTTCATTTGCTCTGTATATTCAGCAAATGCAAAATCCCGGCGCTGGTAGAAATACCACACAAGTTTTTACGAACTTGCCGAACAATGATTCGGGTTTAGAAGATGGCACTGTTTTTGTTGTAGATGGTGTTTTAAGGGTTCCTGTTGCTCATCAGCCTTATGCTGCTGGTGTATTGGGAACGGGGCAAGTTGGTACGGTAACGGTGACAGCATGACAGATGAACGAACATTACAATCTGCACATAGCAGAATAGACAAGTTGGAAAAAGATATGGTTGCGCTGCAAACAGAAGTCAGAATCCAGTTTAAAGAATTATTTGTTCGGGTTAAGAGACTTGAAACAACGCTAATGGCAGCGTCAGGCGCTATCATGTTAATGCTTGTGACCATACTTATAAAAATGGGTTAGGAGCTTTGTTTTGCAATGATAGACCCTGTAACAGCATTTGCCACAGCTAACGCCGCCTTTAAGGGCGTTAAAATGTTGGTTGGCGCAGGTCGTGAAATGCAGGACGTTAGCAAACAGTTAGGAATGTGGTACGGCGCAGTCGCAGATATTACACGCGCTGAGTCCCAACGTAAAAACCCCACTTGGCTAGACAAAAAAACACATGGTACTGAAAATATAGAAAAGGAAGCAATGGACATTATTGTCCGCAAGAAAACATTAATTGAAAAGGAAAAAGAAATTAAATTTATGTTAGATTATCGTTTTGGATTAGGCACTTACGACGAAATGCTAGGTATGCGTAGACAAATACGAAAAGAACGGGAAGATACCATATATGCAGCTATGGAAGCTAAACGCCAACTCGCAAACAATGCAGCCATAGCAGGACTGTCTTTAGGCATAATTAGTGTTCTTGGTGGCGGCATGTATTTAATTGTCCTAGCGACCCAATAATGGATAGCTGGGTTTTATATTTTCTTATTGTTTTTATAAATGGCGATTCATTTGTGTTAGAAAACAATCAACGCTTTGAAACAAAAGATGAATGTTTAATAGAAGGTATGCAAAAAGGAAGTTCTATTGTAGAAAACATAATAATAATGTCGGGAATACCCGCTTCAGGGCAATTCACTTGTCGTAAAGTTGGGGTAGATACATGATGTTAATTGCATCTGCAATTGTAGCTGGTTTAGCTAGTCCTGATTTTGTAACTTGCCAATTGGCTAAACGCACTAAAATACAGGATGAAATGGTTTGTATTTACAAAGGACCAAACAATACGATAGGTTATCACTATCCGAGTTTTAGTTTTAAGGAATGTCCAAGACAGTTTCAATGCCGATACTCACCCGATACTAAGCGGCGTCCGACTGTTAAGGAAATAATGGAAGGCTTGCAAGGGGGCTTTGAATGACAAACGCTTTTGAGAAAATACTAGAATACAAAATTTTACCGCGTTTTATGATGTTCACCATGACGATAGTTTATGTTCGGTGCATTGAGTGGGCGCTTACACAACCCGATTTGTCTACACAGCAGGCAAGTCTAATTTCTGTTGTCACAGGCGCTATGACAGGCGCATTTGCCGTATGGTTGGGGTCAGAGAAATGATAACACTATTAGGTAGCTTATTAGGATTTGGCAGTTCATTTTTGCCAGAGGTTCTAAATTACTTCAAGGCAAACCAAGCGCAAAAGCACCGCATGGAAATGATGCACCTTGAAACAGAACTAGCGCAAAAACGTTCTGAGATGAAGCTGGTTGAGTTAGATAAACAAGCTGACATTGAAGAAACGAAAGGGTTGTATTTACATGACAGTTCTATCGACGCTGGAAGTTTTATCAACGCCTTGCGTGGGTCCGTTCGGCCCGTTATCACTTATATGTTTTTTGCTTTATTCATTGCCACAAAAGTCGTGATTATGGTGAAAGTCACACAAGCTGGCGGTGATTGGATGCAAGCTGTTGAACTTATGTGGGATACAGAAACGGCTGGATTGATGAGCGCAGTGTTAGCCTTCTGGTTTGGCAATCGGGCTATATCTAAGTACGCGGGGAAATAAATGCCTAAAATCCAAAAAATTAGATGTTTATCCCGTGGATGGGAAAAACGATTAAAAAAGGCTTACAAGGCCAAAGTTCGACAATCAAGACGCAAGGAATGTAAAAATGGGATACAAGCTGAGTAAACGAAGTCTGTCTAGGCTGGAAGGCGTAGATGAAAGACTAATCGGTGTTGTTAAATACGCTATTGGCGTTACGAAGCAAGACTTTAGTGTAATCTGCGGGTTGAGAACAATAGAAGAACAACGTGCTTTAGTTGCGAAAGGGGCTTCGCAAACCATGAAGTCAAAACACATTGACGGTAACGCTGTTGATCTTATGGCTTACTGCGATGGCGGCAGATGGGAACTCAACCTATATGATGAAATTGCAGACGCCATGAAAGAAGGCGCAGAGGCTGTGGGCGCAAAGCTGCGCTGGGGCGCTGCGTGGACGATAGATGACCTTGGAGCGTGGGAAGGTAGCGCAGAGAATGCTATGAACAGTTACATAGACATAAGGCGCTCACAGGGGCGCAGACCGTTCATTGACGCGCCACACTTTGAGTTAATGCTGTGATATGCACGTATTCGTTCTTATGGTCTATCTGGGCTATGGGGATGACCGAATCTTGTTGAGTGAAGATATGTATTTCCACCGCGTTGACTTCTGTAACAAGGTGGCAAGTGAAGTCGTTAAAAGGTACAGTACGCACGGAATAGAAGTAGAAGACAGGGTTGTTGCTTACTGTGTGCCAAAATATCTAAATCAGGCTCCTAAAAATGTTTACTAACCCGAACAATTTAGTTTTTTTAAAAAAAACAATAACCCCTACAAATGTTCGGGTTTGTATGCTAGAAAAGCAAACAACTGAGGTTACGACATGATGAACAGCATGCAGAACATGGGCAGATACGGCGATACACGCATGGCGCATGTGGCTCCCGGCGAAATGGTTGTGCCGCGTCAGGTTATGCAGAACAACCCTCAGATGGCACAAGGCATTGCATCTGCAATTAGGTCAGAGGGCGTTGACCCTAGACGCTATATGGTTGGTACACCGCAGAATAGTATAAACCCGAACACAGGTCAGCCAGAGTTTTTCTTACCGCAGTTAGCTGCTTTCGCTGGAAAAGCTCTTGCTAGTAACGCTGTCAAAGGCGCGTTGACTTCTTTGGCAGTGCGTAAGTTGCAAGGTAAGAAGGCTGGACTGCGCGAGGCTTTGATCGGTGGCATTCTAGGCGAAGGCATAGGCGGCGCTATGGGTAAGGGTACATCCATATCTAGCCTGTTTGGTGGCGTGGGTGGCGGAACGTCTATGGCGTCTGAAGCAGCGGGAGATTTAGCTGCTGAAGGACTTAGAAAACAGGAAGCTGTTAACGCTTTAACCAAAAGTGCAGGCAGAGCAGCCACGGATCGTGGATTCACCCCCGCGAAAGAACTTGTTCAAACAGCCGCACGGCGCAGCGTAGACCCTGTTAAAACCGTACCGCAACGTGTGTTTAAAGAAGACCTAATGGGCATTGGCGAGTTGGGATCGTCTGTATTTCCAAGCCTAAAGGACGAAGGCAACATCCTTGGCAAGCTGTTAAATACCAAAGCAGGTGAAGCACTGGCGTTTGGTCTAGGTGCAGAGCTACTAGCAAAAATACAAGGTGACGATGATGAAGACGATGGACGCGCTGAAATAATCGCAAGAGCCAATCGTCCATTTGGATTTGGCAGTCCAACATCCATCAACACCATGAGGACATTAGCTGACGGCGGTGAAACAACGCCTGATTACTTCCCGCGTAGAAACGGCGGTATAATGCCAAGCGAAGGCTCTGGCACAAAAGACGATGTACCCGCTATGCTAATGGCTGGTGAGTTCGTATTAACAAAAGACGCGATCAATGGACTTGGTAATGGTAACCAGCGTGAAGGTATTGCGAAAGCATACGACATGCAAAACCAGCTAGAACAGAGGGCTAGAACATGAGTGAAACCTATGAAACCATTCAGCGCCGTCCAGAATACATTGAACAGCGTGAGCAAGCCTTACTAGACAAAATCTTCGGCACAGAATCAGGCGGTGTTTTCACTGGCGGTCTTGTGGACGCAGAAGCGTATCCAGACCTGTTTAAAATACCAGAGTATAAAATTGCACCTGAAACAGATTTAGAACAATCTATCTATAATACGTTTGATACCGACGTAGAACGTCAGGCATTTATGGATAGGTATCAACCGTATTTTACAGATGCTACAGGAGCAGCCAAATATTTTCCTACTGCATCTAAAACTATGGATACTGGCATTGGCAAGATTGAAAGTGCTTTAGGCACAGAAGATGACGATTACTTTCCGCAAGCCTCGACGTACATTGAGAGCGGTACAGAAGCGTTTGACCCGTCTACTGCTGTTACGGATTATATGAACCCGTACAAACAAAGCGTCATTGATGAGGCAATGAAGCAGATCGACAAGCAGGGCGCACAAGCCATGCAGAAAATGAATGCACAGGCAATAGGGGCTGGTGCATTTGGCGGATCAAGAGCGGGTGTGCAGGCGGCAGAAACGCAAGGAAACATTCAGGACGCCAAGGCTAGAACCATAGCGAATATGATGGCTCAAGGATACGACAAGTCTTTAGGCGCAGCTATGTCTGGGTTTGAAGCCGAACAAAAGCGCAACTTAGAAGGCGGCAGACTTACAGGCGGATTAGGTCAAACAGTCGGTGGCCTTGGCTCTAAGCTGGTAGACGCTGGATCGTCCTACGGCACATTGGGCGGAACTAGCGCAGATGTTGGTCGGGTTTACAGCGCCATGACCCCCGCAGACATGGGCTTTATTTACGGTCTAGGTCAAACACAGCGCGACTACGATCAAAGGGTTTTGGACAATCAGCGCAGGGAGGGTATGCGCGGCACTGAGCAAGCGTTGTATCCAATCAACTACGCTTACGGTGCGCTATCAGGAACGCCATCTGCGGGTGTTGCAAGCCAATACACGACAGCCCCTGCCCAGCCGGGAACCAACCCGTTTATCGCTGGCATAGGCGCGTACACAGCCCTTTCGGGTATTAACCAACAACGTACTTGAGGGCTTTAATATGGCTGGCATTTTAGGCAACAATAGATCAGACGCTGAAATGCGTATTGAAGCTGCACGAAAAAAAGCAGCAGCAGAAGCTAGGGCAGATGTTAAATTTGGTCAAAACTTTGGAAACCGACTTGCTGGATATAACGAGGGTTTAGAGAATTATTTAAAGGGTGGGTTAGGCGATTTAATTGGCAATGTCAGCGGTTTCTTTGGTGATGAAGACACTGCGGCGCGTTTGGCCTTTGAGTCAGATGAGCTTTACAGGCGTGGCGGAGAATTTTTCGATAAAGGTTTAGCTGGTGGACAAAAGTATTTAGACGAGTCTTCAATACCAATTACTCCCCAAGAAAGGTCAGCGAGAGAAAGCGCATTAGCCGAACAATTAGTAAAAAAAGCTCAAGCCGCAGAAAATACACAAGCAGGAGAGTTTGCTGGCATGGGTACGCCTTTGGTAGACCCTATGGCTAGTGGTTTAGATGTAGAATACCAAGCTGAGAACGCACGGCAGCTACAAGAAAAGATAGCTGCTATCGCCGCAAAAGGTGGTAAAGGTCGAGGTTCAACTAACGAACAAATTGGTGAGCGTGACGCTTTTAATCAAGTTTTAGATATGAAAGCAAAAAAAGAAGCTGCAAAAAATGACCCTATGGGCGACTACAGCGGTGAAGAACCTACTGTGGATTTATTTATGCAGGCAATGGCTGATGGTAATGTAGCTCAAGGCAAGGAACAGCCCAAGGCTGAAAGCCGCGAAGACTTGTTAGAAAAATACAAACAAGAATTTGCAGACGCTACTGGTATTGACATAAGCGGCAAGCCCGACACTAGCCAAGCGTTAATGGCTATGGGGCTGTCCATGATGCAGAACCGCGCTGGTAAAGGCTTCAACGTTGGCAGGATGTTAAGCGCAGTAGGCGAAGCTGGCGAGAAAGCTATGCCGTATGTAACTAAAGCTGCGTCAGAAGCTAAAGCCGCGACTGCGGCGGCAGGTAAATATGCGTTGCAAAAAATAACAAATAACGAAAATGCCGAGAAAGCTGTAGCAGCGGCTACATTAAAAGCGCAACGTGAGTTTGCTTTAGAACTTATGAAATTAGATAATGCTAGGGAAGTGGCGGCAATAAATTCTTCTGGAAAAGCTAACAAAATAGAAAACGTTAGTAAGTTACAACCTTTAGGAAAAGATGGAGGGGTGACGTTTAGCATAGGAAATGTTCGGGGCGAAAGTAAATTTGCAAATGCGGCTGCTGATGTTGGTTCAGTGACAAGAGCTTGGGACAAATACAGCAGAGGCCAAGCCATACTTCAAGAAATGAAAACATCTTTAGATAAAATAGAAAGCGCGGATTCAACAGCATTAGACGGAATCTATGAAAGCGTAATATCATCTTTAGATAAACTAGGAATTTCTGATGCAAAAAAAGTATTTGAAGAAGGCGTTGGCCCAAGAGCAAGTTTTAACATAAATAGACAGTCAATGATTAACGGGTTTAAGAGGTTGTTGTTACAAGAAAGTCAAGTATCTGATTTAGACTTGAGAACAATGACAGCATCGTTCGGCAATGCAGATATTTGGTCATCTATACCTGCTTCACAAATGGCTATCGACAACATGATGGTATATTTTGGAGGTAAAAAGAAAACTTTAGAACACCCTTTGACAATATTTTCAGACAGAGACTTTTACACCAGTGATGCTGAGTTTGATAAAGTTATGAAGCACTTAGAAAAGCAGGGCATAGGTGGTTTTGGCGGTGTGAGCAACGGAGCTTCTATTCCTGCTGCGTCCAACGTAGACGGCGTGTCAACAGTTAGACTAGGTTAGGATCAGAAATGGGAACTGTAAATTTACAGACGCAATATGGGCCTATCAATGTAGAGATCGCAGGCGAAAAGCCCACTCTAAAAGAGTTTTTTGCAATAGACCAAATAAAAAACAATCCTAAACCTTACATAGCGGAGGATTTGTTAGCCGAATATGAAACAAAGTCTAAAGGCTTTGACGTTGGCTTTGACACCACGACAGGTATTCAGGACGGTAAGCTGCGGCGTATGTTGGGTCGGGCAGATATGCCTGAAGACGAAGAGAAAGTATTACGTGAAGGCTTTGGCCTAACCGAAGATCAGTACACCAGAGATAGCCGGGGCAGACTTGCTCTTACACCACAAGGCGCACAAATGTTCGGGTTAGAAACTGACAAGCCTGTTCTTGTAGACGAAACCGGGTTCAGCAAAAACGACTTCTCTGATCTTACTGGACTTGGCACAGTTATAGGCGGTGGTGTTACTGGCGCTATAGCTGGTACGGCTGTGGGTGGACCCATAGGTGGCATCATTGGCGCTGCGCTTGGGGGTGGTAGCGGTAAGGCCATAGAAGAAGGCACAGAGAGCTTACAGGGCGTACAGG